ATAAATATTAAAGAAGGAATTTTTTGATAAATGAAACGATATAAAGAGTTCTTAAATGAGGCAAAGAAGAGTGGTGCTGCCGCAGAAGCAGAGAAACTCGGACTTGTTCATGTTGGATATGGTAAGTATGCTAATCCAAGAACTAAAAAAGTAGAATACAGATCTGAAGGCGGACAGAAGCTAGTTAAAGTTAATCCCAAAGATGCTGGACTCCCTACAGATCATCCTGCTGCTCCAGAGCAAAATGCTGCAAAAGCACCAGATCAAGGAATGGCAATTACACTAACCTTTGGTCGTTTCAATCCTCCTACGATTGGTCATGAGAAACTAATTCAACAGGTTGCCTCTGCTGCAAAGCAAGGTGATTTTCGTATCTATCCTTCTCGCTCTGTAGATCCTGCTAAGAACCCACTGGATCCAAACACTAAAGCAGAGTGGATGAAAAAGATGTTCCCCGATTATGCTGATGCAATTGTTAATGATGAGGGGATGAGAAATATCTTTGATGTACTCAAAGCAGTAGCAGCAGAAGGATATACTGAAGTTAACATCGTAGTTGGTTCTGATAGAGTTTCAGAATTCCAGAATCTAGCACAAAAATACAATGGATCCCTTTACAACTTTAATAACATCCAAGTCATTTCAGCAGGTGAAAGAGATGCTGATGCTGAAGATGTTAGCGGAATGTCAGCTTCTAAGATGCGTAAGGCAGCAATGGATGATGACTTTGAGACTTTTAAGAAAGGTATTCCAGATACACTAACAGATCCTGATAAGAAAAAATTATTCACAACAGTTCAGGATTCGATGCATACCACAACTAAAGCAGAGATGTGGCAGATTGCACCAAAACTTGATTATGAAAATCTCAGAGAAGCATATTACAATAATGAAATATTTCAAGAGGGTGCAATTGTCCAGCATCTAGACACTGGAGTTGTTGGAGAAGTAATTCATCGTGGTACAAATTATGTAATATATGTTGATGAATATGACACCTCACATAGAGGATGGTTGACTCAATTGACCGAAGGTGCCGACCCTAAAACTCAATTGGAAGTTGGGACGGATAAGTATCGTAATTATGTACAACAACTTACTCCAGGTCAATCAAAAATTACATTTGGTGGTTGGATGAAAAAAGTAAAAACCACTAAATAATAAAAGGAATTAGAAACTCGCAAGGAATTAAAATGTTTACTAACAACTTTAAGCTCGATGGGATTGAAAACATCCTAGACGATATTGGTTATCTCGATGAAATGAAAGGTGCTGGCGAAGAACAAGAGGATAAGTACACTAAGAAGTCAGGTAAAAAGTCGAAAGACTATGATGGAGATGGTAGTGTAGAAGACGAAACTGACGAGTATGCTGGCGTAAAGGATCGCGCAATTAAGAAGGCGACTGGTAAGTGCTCTAAGTGTGGTAAAGAGCCCTGTGAATGTGAAGATACTAAGAAAGAGTCTGTAGATTTCTCATCTGTTCTTGATGAACTAACTGATGAAGATCTTATTTTCCTTTCTGATACTCTTATTGAAGAAGTTGTTGAAGAGTTTTTCTATGAAACTCTAGAAGAAGGTTTTGAGATTGATGAACTCGAAACTATTTTAATTGAGCAAGTTGAGTCAGAACTAACCTACCTTGAAGAAGCAAAGGTAACTGTTGGTCACGATTCTAATTCAGAAGTAAGCAGACCTAGCAGACTTGCAAAAGTAAAAGCTGCTGTAAAGAAAGTTGCTTCTGGTGCCAAAGCAGTTGCTAAGAAAGTAGCTGGTGCTGCTGGAGAAGTTGCTGGTTCTGCTGTTGCTGGATATAAGAAAGCATCTGCGGCTGCTTCTGATGCTCCTGGTGGAAGAGAAAGAGATGACTCAACCAAAGATTCACCTAACACTGGATCGAGATCTTCTGGTAGTTCATCTTCATCTGGAACCAAGCGTCCTGGCATTCTAGGTAGAGTTGGTGCTGCTCTTAAGTCTGGTCTGAAGAAAGCAATTCGCGGTGCTGGTAAAGCAGCAGGTAAAGTTGTTAAGACTGCAAAGGCAGGATACGATGAGGGTAGAGGTAAGTCTGCTCCTGCTGCAAAACCAGCAGCAACTCCAGCAGCGAAACCTGCTGCTAAGAAACCAGCAGAAAAACCAGCGGATCCATGGAAAGGAAGTGAAACCACTCCACCAAAAGCAAAACCAGCTGCTAAGAAACCAGCAGCAAAAGCAGCAACCGCTAAGAAAAAGTCAAAGAGCAATCTAGATAATCTTCTCAGTCAGATTCGCAATGAAGCAAAAATGACTTCTGCTGAAAAGGCAAAAGAATCGAGTCTCAAAGATAAGTATGATCCTTCTGGTATGAAGGCATCGATGCAGAAGCAGTATGGTGCAGAAAAAGGTAAGAGTGTATATTTTGCAACTATTCGCAAGAAAGCAATGCAATCAGCAGGATACGAACCCGAAGGTGATCTTCTAGATGAAGCAGGAAAACTACAAGGTGGTGGTAAGGATCCTTGCTGGAAGGGTTATGAGATGGTTGGAATGAAGAATAAGGGTGGTAGAGAAGTTCCTAACTGTGTTCCTAAGGAAGAGTATGAAGAACTAGTAATGGATATGATCCAAGAAGGATATGATATGGATCAAGTCCGTGAAGTTATTGGTGCTATCGAAGATGGTTATGAAGTTATCTTTGAGGAAAATGGCGTATTAATCAATGACGAAATTGAGCAACTCGATGAAGAGTTTCTTGATGAAGAGTTTCTATCTGATGTAGAAATGGTTGCTGATTGGTTACATGCTGAAGGCATCATCCAAAATGAAGATGAGTTCTTTGCACTAATGGAAGATCTTTCCGAAGATGAAATCGAAGAACTATATGATGTTGTACTTTCTGAAGCAGAAGGTTCCTATGGGCAAACTCCAAAGGCAAGATCTGCAATGGGCAAACTGGCTATTAGCAGAATGCGTAAACCCGCAAGTGAGTATTCACAAAGGGGTGAGAAAACTAAAAAAGTAAAGGCAGCAGAAAAGCACGCAAGCAGACAGAACCGACTAGCAAGTGGCAATAATCGTCATGGTTCGAGAGGTCCAATGGATCAAGCTCGTAGAAATTGGTCCAGAGGTGCTGATGAATATGGTCATACTGGATATGATGGTGAAGGGCATGGTGGTTCGGTAACCAAGAATCCTAAGAAACTTCGTAAGCAAAAAGCAATGGGAGAGATTGGAGAAAATTATATGATTGGTGATTCACTAGATAATGGTGGTCTTGAAGTTCGTAATTACTCCTGGAGAGAAGTTCTAGAGTCTCAGGATGCAAGAAATAATCCTGAGAAGTATGAAGCAGGGCAAAAGAAAAAGTATGCTCCTGTTCGTGGAGAGAAAACTTCTATGCCACCTAGAGGTGATAAGCGTAGAGAAGATTTCGAGAAGTGGTATGCTGCAAATGTTCGCTGATAGGAGACAACTAAAATGAAATCATTTAACAAATACTTACAAGAAAGAAAGTACGCAGATAGAGAGAAAGACGCAAAACTCTCTGGTGGTAAATCAAACATCAAAATCAATCCTGATAGTGAGAGTCTAAAGGAGGCAGACATCAAGCCTCCTATGGAGAAACTCAAGACCGATCGCAACATGTTCAGCATTCCTGCTGATGAGCGTGAAGCAGCAAAGCAGAGACTACTTGCCAAAGCAAAGGCAAGAAGAGAAGCAATGCAGAAAGAGGAAGTAGAGCAGATTGATGAAGTCTCAAAAGCACTTGCTGGCAGAGTTGTTAATGCAAGAATTGAAAGAACTGGTGCTGCTGCTGATAGAGAAAATAAATATCGTACTCCTCAAAATGTAAGAGACACTGTTGCTGCTGCTGATAAAGAAGCAAGATCAAGAAAACTTGCTGCTGGTGTGAGAGCAAGAAGAGATGCAATGAGGAAAGAGGAACTTGAAATCGAAGAAGGCATGTCCATGAAGGATTTCAAGGCAAACCGCAGAAAACTCAAGCGTAGAGAAGCCTCTGCCGATGCTGAGAAGAGAGGTCATGTGGGTAAGGAATGGTACAATAGTGGTACAAAGTATTCTCCAGATGAGGCAAAATCAGGCAGAGCAAATATGAGTGATGAAGAAAGAAGCACAAGACATCGTAGTGCTATAGACCCTGAGGGTGATGATAGTAACTACTCTGCAGACAAGACGAAGAATCCTAAGAAACTTCGTAAGCAAAAAGCAATGGGAGAGATGGTGTCATTCTCGGACTTCATGGAAGCACGCAGAATGGATAAAGAAGGTGTAGATCGTGGAGATACTCTTCGTGCTAACCGTGCTGAAAGAGCAAAAGCATCTGTAGCAGCAGTCAAGAAACGCCAAGCAGTTCTAGACAAACATGAAAAGAAGACTGGAACTAAACTTGATATTTCCAGATCTAAGGAAGGTCAAGAACATGCCAGAAATCATCCTGGTTCTCGTCAGGCACCTAAGGAAAGAGGTGCTAAGGAAACTCCTCAAGAAACCCAAAACAGAAGAGTAAATCGTAGCAATGCAAGAGTTATCAAGCATGGATTTACTAAGAAAGAGAAGGAAGCAAATAGAGGAATGTATTCGAGTAGGTTCGACTAAATAAAAGGGGAAACCCAATACATTAAAAAAAAGTAAAGGAGGTTAATTATGGGCGCTATCGTAGAGGTTGTAAAACCAATTCTATTTGCTCTTATTGGTTCATGCCACACTAAGAGACTTGTTGTTGAACTAGTTGAGCGTTATGCTAAAACTACCGACAATGACATTGATGATCTACTTGCTGGTACTGTTCGCACTGCACTTCTTAAGAACTGCCAGTGATAAGTTGTTTAGTTCTTAACTGGGGTATTACTGCTGCACTGGGATTACTTCTAGCATTTTCAGAATACCTCGCTAAGACAAAACGATTCAAGGAAAATGGCATTATAGATTTTACTCGACATCTAATCAGAGCAATGCTATATGGAAAGGGGTCTCACTAAGACCCCTTTTTTATAAATAAATACAGGATATCAAAGTTTATCGGAGAACAAAATGTCTCTTTACGGAAGAACCGACTCAAATACTAACAAAGCAAAAGTAGCAACTACTATTGCTTCAACATCAATTACTCCAACAATCGTTTTCGTTGACGAAACAGAAGCAGCACTAAACGAGAACCGCACTCGTGGTATTGATGGACCTGGCTGGTGGTCATACTACACCTATACTGATTCTGAAGGTGCTACTAGATATAAGGCAGAGAAACTAGTTGCTCTTAGCGATGCTGATACAAATGCTAACGAAACTCAGTCTGATGATACAATCGCAGCAGATGTAGCATCGGCAGTAACTATCACTGGTCAACCTGCTAACGCAGTAACTAGTGCTGGTGCTTGGGCAGATGGATATGCTGAATTCGCAGTTACTACTTCTACAACTGGAACTCCTGGAACTCTTACCTATCAGTGGCAGTTCCAAACACCTTCACAGACAACTAAGTGGACCAATCTTACCAACACTGGTATTTACGGTGGAACTACAACAGCAACTCTTACCATCACTGGTGTAACTAATACCACTTATAATGGATACAAGTTCAGAGTGAAGATCAATTCTGCTGGTGGTACTGAGGAAGTAACTTCTAATGGAGCAGCAACCCTAACATTTGGCGCTTGATCTTATAACTTATGATTTTTAATGAACTGACTGAGGATAACTACCTCATGTTTGCAATCAAAAACTATGACAATCCCCAGTCAGTTACTTATGATGACTTTGAGGAGGATATGAAGAGATTTAAGTATGTTAAAAGATTACTAAAGAAATACACAAAAAGTAAAGTACTTAGAACCCACTTAATACTTAATCACCTCATAATCCTCTTCAATGTTTTTGGAGAAGCTACTACACCATTGTTAATGTTTAAGACCGAACATGAACATTGGTCCTGCATTAAAACTTTTCTAACATTTCTGAATAGGTGGCCTGAAGGTTTTATGCAAGATCTACAACTTGATACTTATATAGAAGAACAGTTAAAGAGTATATAAATGAACGAAGAAACTGCTGCTATTGGATCTGGTCCTACAAATTCAGTTGGAACTGGAGTAGAAACTTCTCTCCCTCCAGCAGTGGAACCTCCTGGAAAACCAAGAGGATCCAAAGTATTAAAAAGGAAACCAAAGAAAAAGATATACGAAGCAGTTAATACATATGCTTTCCTTGTTTCTATGTCAGACTTAGGTGATATCGTTGTGTATGCAAAAAATGAAACACAAGTTAAGAATACTCTCCGTAAATACTTTCGTGACTTAGGGCAAATAATAAATATTAGGAGATTATTCGCTACTGATGTTATTGATTTCTATACTAAAAAGAGATCTAATGCAGTAAAACGAATTGCAGATGTAGTACTAGAGGCAACTATGAATCCACAAGAAGATCCGCAATCAATAAAGAAAACACAAACACAAAAAGCACAGGTAGCAAAACAAGATGCTGCAAAAAGAATTGCACTTGCAAAACAAAATATGCAAAAGCAATTACAACAAAAGAAAATTGAAATGCAAAAGAGTCTTGCCAATCAACAAATGACTCTTCAGCAGAAAGCGAAGACAGGATCCCTAGAAAATACTCAAGGTTGAGGAGGGATTTAAGATGTTTAACAAAGATATCACAAGAGAACTATCTAAGTTGGATGTATTGGAATCTAAATTAAACATCTACGAAACTCTATCAAGGGAGATGTTAGATAAATTGGAGAACGCTGTAGATAAAATCTCAGAATCCAATCAAAGAATTGCTAACATACTTGCTAAGCACGATGAAAGAATTGATCAAAGTATTAAGACGGATGAACTTATCGTTAAAATGATTGAAGATGTAAAACATCAAAACTCAGAAGAGCATAAGGCAGTAATTAAAAGATTGGAAACAGTAGAAGCAAATGTTACTGAATTATCAAAATTCAAGTGGCAAGCAGCTGCCCTGATCGGTGCTGCCGTCCTGATCGTTGGATTGGTCGTCCCCTTTGTTGACAACATGCTCGGATCCCACTATAATGGGGGGAGTCAGCAGACCCAATCTAGATGAGTTACATTGATCATGAGTATGTGAATCTGGTCTCATCCAGACTCGATAAATTTTCACGAAAGAAAGATAATCTATATAATTTTCGATGCCCCTACTGTGGAGACTCTCAAAAGAAGCAGTCTAAAACACGGGGGTATTTCTATCTGAAGAAGAATGACATTCTATTCAAGTGTCATAACTGTGGAGTCGGAAGGACTCTTGCAAACTTCCTAAAAGATAATGCTACGGATCTTTATGACGAATATATTCTAAAACGATATAAAGAGGGTCTCACTGGAAAGGCAACAAACACCCCCAACCCAAAACTAGAATTCGATAAACCGAAATTCCAAAGTAATAAGAAAGGTGTGGTTCCTATTTCCATTCTTGACGAGGTACACCCCGCAAAAAAGTATTTACTGGATCGGAAGATCCCCAAAGATAAACTAAATAAACTTTACTACTGCCCCAAATATAAAGCGTGGGTAAATTCTCAGAAAGAAACATTTAATAATGTAGAAGATGATCACGGTCGAATCATTATTCCACTTATCAGTGATGGTAAGTGGTTTGGGTTTCAAGGTCGATCCTTGACAAACAATACCCAGTTGAGGTATATTACTACAATCCTAGACGACTCTCATCCTAAGATCTTTAATCTTGATGGAGTAGATTACACCAAACATGTCTTTATCACAGAAGGTCCTATTGACAGTCTATTCTTAACTAATGCAATTGCTATGGTTGGTGCTGATATTGATTGGGAATTTATTTTTACCAAACCTAACTTCGTATTCGTCTATGATAACGAACCACGAAATCAGCAGATTGTTGATAGGATGCAAAAAGTGATAGATAGAAAACTACCAATCGTAATTTTCCCTTCAGACATACATGAAAAGGATCTAAATGATATGGTACTCGCTGGACATGATGTACAGAAAATTGTAGAGTCTAATATCTACGACGGTTTAGAAGCACAACTTAAATTTAACACTTGGAAAAAGGTATGAGCAACGGTCTAAAAGTAGAAAAAAGAAATGGTTCTATCGAATATATCGATATTGAAAAGATTCATACGATGGTAGAACATGCTTGTGATGGTCTGAGTGGTGTCTCGGCATCTCAAGTTGAAATGAATGCCAACATCCAATTCTATGATGGAATTAAAACCTCGGAAATCCAAGAAATCTTGGTACGATCAGCTAGCGATCTTATCTCTCTTGATAATCCAAATTATCAGTTTGTCGCTGCTCGTCTTCTCCTTTTCGGTCTACGCAAGCATGTCTTTGGACAGAATTGGAAAGTAGCATTCCCAAATATTCATGATCATCTTGTTGGTGGTGTTTCCTTAAGCATCTATGATGCGGAACTCCTAGGCAAATATTCTATGGATGATTGGGATAAGATCGATTCCTTTATCGATCATGAACGCGACTTCCTATTCACTTATGCTGGTCTTCGTCAGGTTGTAGATAAATATCTTGTACAGGATCGTAGCAATAATCATATTTTTGAGACTCCTCAATACATGTATATGTTGATTGCTGCAACCCTGTTTGCAGATTATCCTCAGGAAACCCGACTATCGTATGTGAAGAGGTACTACGATGCCACAAGTAAGCACAAGATCAACATCCCAACGCCAATCATGGCAGGAGTCAGAACTCCCCTTCGTCAGTTTGCGTCTTGTGTTCTCGTTGATTCTGACGACACCTTGGATAGCATTTTTAGTAGCGATATGGCCATTGGTCGCTATGTCTCACAGAGGGCTGGCATTGGTATTAATGCAGGCAGAATCCGTGGCATCAACAGTAAAATCCGAGGGGGAGAAGTTACGCACACTGGCATTGTTCCTTTCCTTAAAAAGTTTGAGTCAACTGTACGATGCTGCACACAAAATGGGATTCGTGGAGGATCAGCAACAGTCCACTTCCCCATCTGGCACCAAGAAATAGAAGACATCCTTGTATTAAAAAATAACAAAGGAACCGAAGATAATCGAGTTCGTAAGTTAGACTACAGCATCCAAATCAGCAAGTTGTTCTATGAACGATTCATCAAGAACGAAGACATTTCACTCTTCAGTCCCCACAATGTTCCTCAGCTTAGTGCTACTTTTGGGCTTGATGGATTTGACGATCTATATCTGGCTGCAGAACGAGATCTCTCTATTCCAAGAAAAACTATCAATGCTCAGGAACTTATTCTGGACCTCCTGAAAGAAAGAGCAGAAACTGGTCGTTTGTATATCATGAATATCGACCATTGTAACTCCCACTCTTCTTTCAAGGATAAGGTTTGGATGAGCAACCTCTGTCAAGAGATCACTCTTCCCACAAAACCAATTCAGCATATTGATGATCCCTTTGGTGAGATTGCACTTTGTATTCTTTCTGCTATTAATGTTGGCAAACTAAAGACTCTCGATGAACTTGAAGAACTATGTGATCTTGCTGTTCGTGGCCTTGATTCTCTCATTGATTATCAGGAATATCCTGTTCGTGCTGCAGAGATCTCTACTATTAACCGTCGTTCTTTAGGTGTTGGTTACATTGGTCTGGCACACTATCTTGCTCGTCATGGTGAGCACTATGATGATCCTGGTGCATGGAAACTGGTTCATGATCTAACTGAAGCATTCCAGTACTATCTACTCAAGGCATCTAATCAACTTGCTATTGAGAAGGGCCCATGTGGTTACTTTGATCGTACTAAGTATGCAGATGGTATTCTTCCAATCGATACATACAAGAAGGAAGTTGATGAAATCGTACCTAACGAATTGAATTATGATTGGGAGACACTTAGAACATCCATCTTGGCTCACGGTCTCAGGAACTCAACATTGTCCGCACAGATGCCATCGGAGAGCAGTTCCGTTGTGTCAAACGAAACAAATGGAATCGAACCACCTAGAGATTACTTGTCCGTTAAGAAGTCGAAGAAAGGTCCACTTAAGCAAATTGTTCCCCAGTATTCAACTCTTAAGAACAATTATACGCTTCTTTGGGATATGCCTAGCAATACTGGTTACATTAACATTGTTGCTGTTATGCAAAAGTTCTTCGATCAAGCGATTTCTGGAAACTGGTCATATAATCCAGAAAATTATGCCGATAATGAAGTTCCTGTGTCAGTGATGGCAACAGACTTCCTCAATACATACAAGTATGGTTGGAAGACCTCTTACTATCAGAATACCTATGATGCTAAGAAGGATGGTGATGATGAAGTTAAATCGTCGGTCAGTGTGGACGATTTGATTAGTGAACTCCTAGAAGGAGAAGACGACTGCGATTCATGTAAAATTTAGAGGAGACCCATGGTAGAAGGAATGACAGTTTTTAACTCAAGCAAAGTCGATACTAAAAAGCAACCCATGTTCTTTGGATCTCCTCTTGGAGTCCAAAGATACGATTCTTACAAGTATCCTGATTTTGATAAACTAACTCAATCTCAACTGGGATATTTCTGGAGACCTGAGGAGGTCTCCCTCCAAAAGGATCGTGCAGATTATGCACAACTTCGTTCGGAGCAAAAGCATATCTTTACTGCTAATCTCAAATACCAAATTCTTCTAGATTCTGTTCAGGGTCGTGGTCCTGGTATGGCATTTATTCCATACTGTTCTCTTCCAGAACTTGAAGCAGCAATGACAGTATGGGAATTCATGGAGATGATCCATTCCCGTTCATACACTTATATTATCAAAAATGTTTATGCTGATCCTAGTGATATTTTTGATACCATTCTAGATGATGAGAAAATTATAGAACGCGCTAAGAGTGTAACTGGTGCTTACGATGATTTCATCCAAGCAGCACAGGAATATTCTTCAGGTAAGCAGTGGCAGCATCAACTTGAGGGTGTAGAATCAGCTAAAGATACTCTGTATGAACTCAAAAGAAAACTATATCGAGCGATTGCTAATGTTAATATCCTCGAAGGAATCAGGTTCTATGTGTCGTTTGCCTGCTCTTTCGCTTTTGGTGAACTTAAACTCATGGAAGGAAGTGCCAAAATCATCTCCCTCATCGCCAGAGACGAATCCCAACACCTAGTTCTTACTCAGAAGATTCTGAATAAGTGGATGGATGGTGACGATCCTGATATGGTTCGCATCGCAGAAGAAGAAAAGGAAAACATTATTGAGATGTTTAGAAGTACTGTAGAGGAAGAAAAGAATTGGGCAGAGTATCTGTTCAAGGATGGATCTATGATTGGTCTGAATACCAAACTCCTTTCACAGTATGTTGAGTGGATTGCTAATCGTCGCATGAAAGCAATTGGATTGCCTGCTATATATGATGTACCTGCCAAGAATAATCCACTGCCATGGACTGAGCACTGGCTTAACTCTAAGTCAATGCAGAATGCTCCTCAGGAAACTGAGATTGAGTCATATGTGATTGGTGGTATTAAGCAGGATGTAGATAAAAACACATTTGCAGGATTCCAATTATGATCCAAATACCTCAATTGGGTCTTGAATTAATCAAGACCTTTGAGGGTTGTCACTTACATGCATATCCAGATCCCAAAACAAAGGGACCACCGATAACAATCGGTTGGGGCAGCACTAGAGATTTTGACGGACAACCCTTCAAGATCGGAAGAAAAATCACTCAAAAGTATGCTGATGATCTTCTGGAGTTTCAGTTGAAGAATCATTTTCTTCCTGTACTTCAGAAGATTCCCTATTGGAATGAGATGAATGAAAATCAAAAAGGTACGCTCCTAAGTTTTGCGTATAACTTGGGGGCGAATTTTTATGGAAGTGTGGATTTTAATACCATTACTAAGAACCTAAAAGAAAAGAATTGGGCAGCAATACCTAAAACATTAGAGTTGTATCGTAATCCTGGATCTAATGTAGAAGCAGGATTATTGAGAAGGCGTAAAGCCGAAGGAGATTTATGGAGAAAACCAATAGGAGGATACACAATGGAGTTTATAGATTTACACAATTTTTTCAAGCATTATGATGATAAGAACCCTAAGCATGTAGAAGCAGCAGCAATGCTGGAAAAGATTCTTATTGCTAAACTACCAGATGAAATGAGAAATGAATCTGGATGGGTTAAAACATTTAGGACCAAACCAGAGAAACCAAAGTCCTCTGTACTTGATGTTCCATTCTTCCCACAGACAGATAACTATAGAGATGCAAATAGAACTTGCAATAGTTCTGCTTGTGCTATGGTACTTGAGTATCTAAAACCAGGAACACTTAAGGGTGCTAAAGGTGATGATGCTTATGTGCAAAAAGTATTTGCAACTGGGGATACTACAGATCATCTAGTGCAAACTAGAGTCTTATCTTCTTATGGAGTTAAGTCATCATTCAGTTATTCTTTAGGGTTTGAGGATCTCGATAGGGAACTTGCTGCAGGTCGTCCTGTGGTGATCGGAATCCTTCATAGGGGATCCCTCAGTGCCCCTACAGGAGGGCACATGCTCGTGGTGGTGGGTAAGACCCCTACAGGCGATTATGTGGTCAATGACCCCTATGGATCGCTCAACGATGGATATACGGGTGCTGTGAGCAACGGAAAGGGTGCTGTCTATGCTCGTAGCGTCCTGCAGAAGAGGTGGCTTCCTGACGGTCCTAAGAGCGGATGGGGACGCATCTTCGCATAAATAGATTCGGGGCAACCCAAATATCGTCGTCGCAAGGTTGTCGGGTGACAAAGACCACTTGACAACCCCTTTTTTTCTCTGTACAATAACTCTGTCAGGGGTTCAGGGAATATACTAAATACCTTTAAGTGATTAGAGGTTATTAGATGCTAGATTATGAGAACCCATGGTTATATGATGCAGCACCTTTCACAACAAATGATATAGGTGAATATTTTGGGTTTGTTTACCGTATTGAATGTATCAAGACTGGTAGATCTTACATAGGTAGAAAATACTTCTGGAGTTTTAGAACTCCACCTGGTAAGAAAAGAAGAGTCAAACAAGAATCTGATTGGAAGAACTACTATGGTTCTTGCCCAGAACTTAAAGAAGATATTAAAAAGTACGGTAAACAGTATTTTACAAGAGAGATTCTATCGCTACATACTACAAAAGGTATGTGCAATTTTGAGGAAACTAAACAATTGTTTCTAAATAATGTACTATCTGAGTCTCTTGTCGATGGATCTCCTAAGTATTATAACTCTAATATCTTAGGAAGGTACATGCGAAAAGACTACTTCAAGGGGGCTTGACAGGGCACCCAACCCATGCTATTCTATACAAGTCAGTCAAGGAGGTCCAAGTGGTTGATTTCATGATCGAACACCAAACTGTTATGGATAAAACTATTGAAACTCTAATTGATCAACTTCATTCTCTTGCGAGTGAAGGTCGTTTAGGTGAAGCAAAACAAATTGCTGATCAAATCAAACAACTCCAAAAATCTGGAGTTTGATTTTCTGTCTCGGTAGCTCAGATGGATAGAGCATCTGCCTTCTAAGCAGTTGGTCACAGGTTCAAGTCCTGTCCGAGACGCCTTATTGAACTATTCATTATGAAGAAACCAATTGTTGTTATGGAGCGGTTTCCCTACCGCTATGTTCAAGTTGGAACACTAGAGATTAATGGGAAACCCGATTGTAGGATTCAGAAAGTTGATTCCTACACTGGAAGATACAGAGACATGTATCTTTGCGATAACGAAAATCAATTCTTTCTAGCAATAGAAGATTTTGATTACACTAAATGGCTTGACCCAGATCGAGTTCCATGCTATATTAAAGGAGACGATGATGATGAATGACACCGTGAGGTATCAACTAGAACGCGCTGAAGATGCTCTTCGTACTGCACTTAAACTAGGTGCTGAAACTGAAGATCCTTATCTTCTTCGTAATATCTCTGAGACTATCAGCACAATTAAAAATTGGCGAGGTAGTGCCAGATATAATCTGACTAAAACTTCCGAAGGTGATAGTATCAGATTTGATATCTCGTCAAATTACGCTGCTGATTTTGGTGATTATAACTATATTAGTAGTGGCGTTCGTGGTGGAATGAGTGATGATATTATCACCTTTTCCTAGTCCTGGAATGACTTAAAACTTATCCTGGTGGAGTCAATCCCCTTAATGCCCGTCATGGAGAGACGCTAAAAACCCTGGTCGGGAAACCCCCTCGATGAGTTTCCAATTTCTCTAAAAAATTGGTGGTGCGGATGGGGAATTCTTTCTCCGCCGAGTTTCCAATTTTCTCGTAATCAAAATTGGTGGCGTGCATGTGCTCGGGAGGATTGACCTCCTCCCACAAGTCGGTATGGCGGAATTGGTAGACGCGCTGGGTTTAGGTTCCAGTGAAGTAATTCGTGGAGGTTCAAGTCCTCTTACCGACATCGATACTCGCTAGGCAGATAGCCTAGAAGGAGATCGAGGGGGAAAGTCAGCATAAGGCTTTCCTGCCAAATGTAGGAACCAAAACCTCTCCTTGGTCTTAGTATTCTGTGTCCAAGTGAAGTAAAGAGGGGGGCTTAAGGTGATGCTCCCCCCTCCTACCACAATCCTCTGTTAGTCTATTGGTAAGGACGGGTGGACAACACACATGGAAACTAGGTTCAATTCCTAGACAGAGGTATCAGACAATAGCGTGCTATTGTCTCCCTTCGGGGCCGAGGGTAAGTCCCTGTTATATCCTTATGAGGTATATCACACTTGCCCCATCAAGAACACCCCTCAAGCCTATCAACGATGCTCAAACAGAGGGGTCACTGCGGAGTTAGTTCAGCGGTAGAACGCTATCCTTCCAAGTTAGATGTCGTCGGTTCGATTCCGATACTCCGCTTCCCCTTCTACGGGAATTACTATGTCACTCATTTCACAAAAAGATAGAGACCTTGCTATCGAAGCATTAGATTTTTATCTCTTCAATAAGCAATTTGATTTTACTGAAGAGAAACGAATGCAAGTCAATGCTCTTCTTAATTGGATTAAGTTGGAGAAAACCAAACATGAAAATTAATCTTTGGTATTGCGAAAGTATGAAACAGTGGAGGTGGACTCTTGTAGACGATCACCGTCCAATTATTAAAATGGAATCTGGGCAAAGACCAGACTTGCGTGATGCTATGAATGATGTAGCAACCACAGTAGAATACATGTTGGGGGTGTAGCTCAATTGGCAGAGCGGAAAGCTTATACCTTTCGTATACGGCAGATTACCGTGCGGTTGGGGGTTCGAGTCCCTCCGCCCCTATTTTAATTGGATATATTATGCAAAAACTATTTTTCTTATCTGGATTACCTAGGACTGGCACTACAGTTTTAGGTAATATATTAAATCAAAATCCAGATATTCATGTAAGTTCTACTAGTGGATTATTAGAGTTTTTGTATCATGTCAATGAAGTCTATCTGAATATTACAGATAGGTATATTGATGTAGATCCAAAACAATTTATAAATGTATCAGATTCTATTGTCAAATCTTGGTATAAGCATGTAGATAAAAAATACATCATTGATAAGTGGAGAGGGTGGATGAATAATCTACCACAAATTGTAGAAGTTATTAATAATAATCCAAAAATTATTTGTACATATAGACCAGTAGAAGAAGTTTTAGTATCATTTATTGATCTACTAGATAAAGACAGAAATAATTTTATAGATTCTGAACTAACTAAACGGAATTTAGAGATTACAAATATTAATCGATCCTTGTTTTTGTTAAATGAAGGTGTAGTTGGAGAAACAATAGAGTTTATTTCTAATACTTTCCACAAATATGGAGATAAAATTCTATACATATCTTATGATGATATAGTAACCGACACAGAAAATACACTCAAGAAAATAGAAACTTATTTAGAAATAGGTCACTATGAAAATTATTCTCTAACTGATATTGATACAAGTGTAAATGATAATGATTTTTACTGGGGAATAAAAGAATTACATAATATTAGACCTGTGGTAGGTAAGAAATCTAAAGATCCCAAAGAGTATTTTGATAGTGATTTTCTACAGTACTTACAATCTATCAACTCAAAAATAGAATTTTTATTTTAAGGAGGAGTTAAATGTCATATCAACATCAAACCGATTTTGAGTTGCATCTATTTGACTTTGGTAAAAAAGTAGAATATATTGTAGCAGCAGAAATGGCAGGGAAACTAGATGCCAATGATGCTTATAAGCAAATTAAAGACTTATTTGCCGATCTTAAAAAGTTTCGTAAGCAAGAGAAAAAGCAGGATAATCCACTAGACTATGATAATATTCCAGCAAGGTATTGATTATGATTTCACAAGGACTAGTTGAAACTGAAAATGAAGATCCTGGATTTGAGATTACTCACCTATCATTCAGGAGACGAGAATCTTCACAACTCTATGGTGGTCCCGTACATTACTATATCGGAAACATTGTATTCCGTTTGACTAACGAGGATGCGAAAGGTCGCATGGAATATATCATGGCAAAGAATGAGCGAGTTCGTGTAGCACCAGACGAGGAACTTCATGAGAAGTATTATGATGGTCTTCACTTTAAGTTTGATACAAAAGAAGAAAGAGATGAGGGTGGAGAAAAGTTTTATCCATTAGAAATCATCAACAAAGAAGGCATTAAAGATGAAGATGTATTCATCTATGGTTATCGTCGCAACACGGACCCTCTCCATGACTTCATTCAATACAATGAGAAGTTCGATTGTTATCGAATGCACGAATACTTCCAAGACACACCAGTAGTTCGTGGTATAATACAGTATCTCCAAGACATGAAAGATGGAAAACCTAATCCGAGTCGTACAGTCTATCATGAGCAGTTCCTCAACACGCTCACAAACCTCTGCTGGTGGTGGGACTAGACAGTGCTCCAAGTGCCACACCGAGAAACCCCTTGACAAGGACCACTACCAAGTGGTAAAGTCATTTCGTAGTGGGTTCTCCTACTACTGTATTGAATGTAGCAAACCTAAACCAAGAGATTAATTATGCTTCGCGTTAAAGTTGAACTTGAACCCTTCGGTATGACGATTGGTGGTAAACAACTTGCAGAGATTCGTATCTGGAATGCCACTGGTAAAGGTCTTACTACAAAACACAATTATGAATATGAGATTTATGAACCTTCTCCTCTGAATGGAGAACCTGTTATGAAGCGTGGTAGTATCAAAGGGTACGATCGCCAGCAACCAGTCATTAATCTGGTCAAGGAAGTCTTGACAAATTTGGATTAATTGCTATATAATATGGTCTGTAAGAAAACTTAACATGACCGTAACCACCAATGAACATGGACAGCAAAACATGTTCGCAAAAGAACCCCAAATGTACATTTCTGAGGAGATTATTGAAGCTATGGATAACGAAGTATATGAAACGCATAACGAAAAAGCAGAACGCCTTAATGGTCGTCTTGCTATGATTGGATTTGTTGCTGCTGTAGGAGCATATCTAATGACTGGTCAGATTATTCCTGGCATTCTCTGACATTTGATTGACAATGACTGAACTTTTGTTTACAATGACCTCAGTTGCCTT